CTTTGTCTGTGCAAATACGATAGGACGGAATCTCTGTCAGGACTCCCATTACCAGAATCTCCGTCTCTTTTTGGCACGATTGTACTGACTCACCAATGCTTTCTTATTCTCTGCCTTGATTTCCGCCAGCCTTGGAATCACGCAATTTGTAATGAATGGAATAATTTCCTTCGCCATTTCCATATAGCGGTCTTTGTAGAACTGTTGAATGACCTCTGTCCCATCTGCTCCAAATACAGCTTCAAACATGTCAATTTCTGCTCTTCCAAGCATCTCGACCGCATCACTTAACTGTTCGTTGCTGGCTTCTTTTCTCTTAATCTCCTGTACGTCTGAAAGCGCTCTGACCAGTGCCGTGTATTTCCGATTAATCTTTGCGACCATATCATCTGCATCCAAGGATACTTTCAATGTATGCTGCACAACGCCATTTTCATCTACCAGTTCGAAGTCTTCCTCAAATCTTTTGTTTCGTTTTACCTGATATGCCATGATCTTTACCTCCTAAAAAGGGAGAGCTATGCCCTCCCTATGCTGTTGTACCAATTGACGGACGTCCATTACCATGAATGGTCACAGTCAGTGAATTGATATTGTTCGCATCTCCATAAGCTGGAGTAATATTTGCCAACGTGATTGGCCAGATAATTACTTTCTTGCCCTTCTGAATCTTCATGTGCGTCTTTCTCTTCTCACCGAGTCCATACATCACATCATCACTCAAAATATAATCACACGCATCATCACCTGGCTTCACTGAGCCTGTCAGCGTTAATGTAAGCTGTGCACCTGTTACCTCACTGGATCCCCAGCCTTTGTCGGCGTAATAAGTAAGCTGTTGAATGACCTCATTTAAGCTCTGCGCCATATTTGTTGTCAAATTCGCAAGCGACGCCCAAGTAGGCTGTCCTTCTGCCGGAGACGTGTTGATGAATGCCTCTGTCTCATAGTTGATTTCCGGAGTAATCGGATTACTTGGGACATTTGGCTCCGCGAATATCTGTAAATCCATGTTCTTCATAATATCACCCTTTCTTAACAATATATCTTACAGTTCAAGATGCAGGAATAATGATACACCCCATCCTCATCTCGCCCTATCTTACTTGGTTCCTTTGCTACTGTTGTGTCCAGCCACGAAAATGTCTTTCCTTGCGGGTACTTCTTTAATCCACTCAGATATCCGGCAATCTCACACAGTTGTTCCAAGCAACGTTTCTGATCTGCATGCCGGCACAGGAATAATACCGGGATCATCTTGACTTCCTGCTTGTTGTAGCTTGTCGATTCCGTAAATCCTTCTCCAAGCTCAGCATAGATTCCTCCATCTTTTGGAAGCTCTTCCAGGGAAATCTCCGTGCCGAGACTGCAGTTCTTCTCTGTGGTGTCTGCAATTAGTTCTAATAATTCTGTCAGCATCATTTAATCCTCCTTTTTAGCGCCGCCTGATACACTTGCTTCCACTGTTCGCCGTATACCTCTCTTGCATATTTCGCCCATTCCTCATGCGCAAGGGCAGATGTAAATGAAATCTTTTGTGGACCATATCGCCTTTCCGTTGGATTTCCGTACATCACATCTCCATTCCATAGATACTGCGCATATGAAGTATGCCAACGCATCGTATATTTACCGCCTGTGGCTTTTTTATCACTGTTGTCCAGTCCGCTACCTTCAAGATCTCCTTGGTCATGTGGAACATGTTTAGATGCATCTTGTAACGCTTGTAATCCCATATCAGTCAGTGCCTCGTTACTCGCTGCCTTTATTAATGCAGCTGCCTGTGGTGTTCGCAATGTAACCCGCGTGTTAATCTTTGCCATATCTCACCATCCCTATCTCATAATGATGCAGTTTTGAATTATCATACAGAGGCTCTACCGTTTTTATCTGGTGCTTCTGACCGTTGAAATCAACTACTTGATCAACTTCAAAAGAAACATTAGAAGGTCTGCTGTTGCGACAGTCATAGAAAAGCGTAGCAGCCAACTGTACCTCTGCATTATTCTTATCCCGGATAATCTGTTTGGATGGCTCTATCCGGATGTTAGACAGTTCCTGTCCTCCATTCAGTTCGCCTTTCCCCCACTTATCCACATTGGCTCGCTGATACAGGGTGGCTGTGTGAATCAACAGTCTTTTCGGAATCGGTCTCATCAACAGCTCCCTCCTCGATAAGTCAGACCAGTCGGCCACAAGATTCTTTTCGCCCTCGGCGAAAATATGGACTGTTCCGTGGATCCGTTGCCAGAAGATGTTCCAGAGTATGAAAACTTGCCAAGTGTTGCTCCTGACATTCCATTTCCCATATCCATCTCTGCCCCACCGTTCGCGTCCAGATATTCAATCTGTGCGCACACCGCATTCTTCACAAGCTTCTGCGTCATTTCCGGCATCATAGGGAAACCCTCTTCTGTAAGCCTGTATAACGTCAGCTCCTCAACAATCTCTCCAGCTCGTTGACACAATACAGAGAAACCGGCAGATTCTACCGGCTCCCCTTTGAATACATCATTGTAATATGTTTCATCCACATACATTCAAATCAGCTCCTTACGCCTCTGTACGCTTCACATATACGGTCTGTGGTTTTGAGATCTTCATACCGTAGATCTTACGACCCTGTACTGCAGAAGCTCCGATATATTTTCCAGATCCACCAAGATCCTGAATATGGACATCCACACCCCACTCCTGCACACGATGGCACCAATTCGGGTGACCGGCAATAAATTCAGTTGTAGTCTTCTTAGATGCAACGGTTTTGGTATCATCAACCATTGTGTTTCCAGACTCATACAGTGCGAATCCTGCAATTGCACCAACTGCTCCCGCCTCTTTCATTCTCTGAGAAAGATCTCCCTGACGAATAAAGTGATCATCCATCATCAGTACCGCCATGAACTCCGGAGAACAGATCATCCAGCGTCCCTCTGTCGGGACACCTGTACGTGTCAGATAGGTCTTGGCATCAAGCACATGTTTGTATGCATTTGCATCTGTAGCAGCTGTTTTTGTTGCACACACTTTAATACCTTCTGTTGTCTCCAACATATTGATAGATTTCTTATCCATCTCCAATGCAAGTGCGTATCCAGCTGAATCCAAGCGATCTGCAACCAGATTATCCGGAACTGCTGTGGCATCATATCCGTCAATCAGCTCATTGACTGCTTTGTCCTGGTCGATGTCCAGATCAATATATCCGGTCGAACCTTTGTCCAGGTCAACTCCTGTAGCTTTGTCATAATCCTTGACCGCTACTTCCGTGTCTCTTACCGGAATCTTAACCTTTCCGGCTTTTGGATTTCCTTCGTAGTTAGTGTTAAAAATATAGTTATCTCTTGTAACAAGAGTCTGTCTAAGCTTTTTGTCCACCAGTGAAGACCAGCGCTCCTGGTGTTCGTGTGCAAAAAGCTGTAAATACATCATAAATTTCATACTATTATCACTCCTTAATCATCTTTTAATCCTGGGTTCTTTGAATAGAACGCCGCCTCAACACCAGACATTTTCTTTCTGCGGCCATTCTGTCTCTGCCCCCAGGACTTGCTTCTTGGTTCTTCTTCATCATCCTCCTCGTCTTTATCCTTGGAAGATTCTTTGAACTGTGGGTATTTCTTCAATACCTCGTCGATAGCGTCCTCGATATCCATATCCTCATCTTTAGCCATGTGCACTCTGGCCAGTGCAAGAACATCATCCACACAAGCCTTATCCACGTCATGCTCCAGGCATGTCCATTTCATCTCCATCTCATCTGCCTTGGCAGCCTTATCACGGAGTTCCTGTGTTTCAGTATCATCATCTTCTTTCTCGTTACTCTCTCCGGTCTTGACCTTACCGTTCGGTTTCTTTCCAGCCTTTTTCTGCTGTTCTCTCTGCCATTTTCTTTTTTCTCTGGCAAGACGTTTCTTGACGGCATCATCTACATCCTTCTGGGAGAATTTCTTTTCATTCTCTTCCGGCTCATCATCGTCATCGCTGTCATCATCGTCTCCTGGATTATCGTCATCATTATCTCCGCCTTCGTCTCCCGGATCATCATCTCCTCCGTCTCCGGCAAAAACCTGCAGATTCATCGTCCAGTATCTTTTCTTCATGTTCATGTTCTTCATGATATATCCTCCATTTCTCCGCTTAACTCCCGTCGGCAGCCGTAGCTTGTACGTATTCAGTACCATAAGTTCTCTGTATGTCACTTACGGCAATAAAAAAAGAATCTACCAGAAGGCACCCCTTTTCTGATAAATCCTTATATTCTATATCAATATGCCCGTCAGCAATGTGGTAAGAGATCTCGTCATCTGTAAGCGCTTTGAGCGAATGTACAAATCCCTGTGTTAATGCTGATACGGCAGCACAAATGATATCATTTCCGATTTCTGCATATCCTGCATGGCCATCTACCGTCAGACCAGTTCTGGTAATATTGATTGCAATCAATAGCATCACCTCCTAAAAATGTGTATAAAAATACCACCAACCATTTCTGATCAGTGGCGTTAATCTTCCCTATGATTCGGACATTTTAAACAGATTTC